GATATGTCTACTTCAGTTAATTCATGTTGTGTTTGAATATATTTTTTTCTATTATATTGATTTGCAGAAACAGTTGCCATTATAAATGATGGCAATGTTGTATTTTTTACTAACAAACTAATTTCAGGAATATTCATGCTATTTAATTTTTTCAATACACTTGTATTAATATTAAATGCAACATGAAATTGATATTTAAATTTTGGTGCTAAATCATAATTATTAGGTACAAAAATATGTGACCCATGTTGTTGTTCTCGTAACAAAACAGGTGAAATAAGTTGTGAATGCAGGCTATTTGTATCGTCTTTATATCTAGCTTTTAGACGCGGATCATTTATATTATCCATTGTTGAATACCTGTAGTTGTAACATTATCATTTTCATGATAGTATTTATCTAAATTACCAACCAGGATAGATGAAGAATAACATGCTGCGCATTTTACGCAGCATGTTATAAATTACTGATTAAATATTTGTTGCTTGATTTGATGATCTATTTTGAATTACAGGGTTGTTTCCAATTAATGGATCAACTTTGCTGTTTTCTAGAACACAAATATCAGGTTGAATAGATAATGCAATTGTTGAAAATGCAGTTGTATCAGAATATTTAAGTGCGCTATAAGTAGCCATCGTCAAAATGCAACCTGCACACGTCCAAGTTTCAAGAACAGTTGCTTCATTAACACCATTACCACCGTCCAACATTTCAATGATAGTAGTAAACTTATAATCACCACCAGAAGCTGCGGAACTTTGTTCATTAAAGTTAAATTGTTTTTGAAGCTGATCAGCGATCACTCTACTCGCTGTACTATTAACATCATCTCTGACAGTAATAGCAAGCGCAGACCACTTAGGTTTAGATACTAAATTAATAGTACTATTATAAGTTGGTATTGCGACTTGATCAAATGTTACTACTGGTCTTGAAGCATCAGTTACTTGCAATGATACATCATCAACTTTGGAATTATAACCCAACCCAGTAAAAAACACCCTAAATCTATAAGATAATTTGGGCATTAATGTTCCAGTATTTGAATCATGTAATGGAACTGTAAAGTTGTTTAAAGATATTGTTGTCATTTTATTATGCTCCTGCGCCAGTTAATGCACCAGTATTTTTCAGACGTAATGGAATATAAATCATTTCGACTGATTTCAATGGCACAATTGCTATATCGATATATAACTCGTTACGATCAATTCTTGCAGAAGTGTTGTTGCTTTTATCACAAACCACCACGAAATCTGAAATTGCACGCTGAGTTATTAAACCTAAGAATAAATTTGTAACCACTGTACGAACAGCATTTCTGGTTGTGTTATCATTTGGTTCAAAAATAAATGGTTTAGCTAACTGTGTTAATTGTTGACGGCAATGTATTGCTAATCTAGCTACATTGATTCTGTCAAGAGAACTAGCTGTTAACTGTCTTGTTTTTTGACCATAATTTACCAAACCAGTACCGCTGATATAAGTAAGTGGGTTTACATGTATTGCTGATAATACATCACGTTGTCCATTATTTAATGCTATTGATTGGAATTCACCATTCATATCAACATAACCGACAGATGAAGCATTAGTAATACCACCACGACGTACACCAGCTGGTGCAAACCATGGATAACTAACATTGTCACTTAATGCAATAGTTCTTAACATAATGTGACTTGGCGGAACAACAATGTTATTTCCTGTCAAATCAGTTGTGTATCCCCATGGATAAAATACGCCTAAATAAGGATCAGTGGTAACTAAACCATTATCACCATCAGTTAATGCATTATTTAAATTTGTACCCCAGTTATTAAGTGAAGTTGCATCTGGTGTTAATCTAGCTGGTGAATCACCAATAACAAATGCAGAAATACCACGATCATAATTTAATGATACAGCTGACGGTATTGCTTCAGGATATCCAGGAACTGCAAGTAAATTAAATACAGTACGGTCAACATCACGCAATGCTTGATTAGACAATAATAATTCGTTAATTGCGTTTAAAACAATAGAACGTTGTGAATGTCTTCCAAAAGTTCCTGCACCATTTTCTTGATTTGGTGCTTGACTTACCCAACGACCCAAAGAATACGCAGTCATTAATTCATCTTGATAACGTAAGTTATGATTATATGGGCTAAAATAATTTGCCACATATTTTTTAACATTAAAACCACTTCTACGAAGATTCCATAATAACATACCTTTAGGGTATAAAACTGGATCTGGTGCATCAGCGTCAACATAGTCACTTGATAATAAAGCAGTAATAGTACTAGGATCTGTTAAATCGCCAGCAGTTGCCCAACGTGCATCATGGAATACTATTCCATTATCAGTTGTTTGATCAGTATTATCAATCAATGTCCATGCTTTATCATAATCAGAGTATCTATGTATTTGTGGATAATTTTCTAAATCAGATGTATCTATCCATAAATCACCTTCAGCTAATGGTGTTTTATCAGACTGTACTAACGGTTTAGTTGCACTAACGATTGGTCCATTTGGATCAGTAGCACCAGTACCACTACCTAGGTTCACATTTTTATAACCTTTCCATGTTGTGCCATCATTTATCAAAATATCAACTTCATCTACTATACTGCTATACCAAACTTGACCATCAGATGCAGACGTTGTCGGTGCATCTGGTGAATTAATAGCAAAACCACCTAATTTATCGTCAGTCAACGGACTCCATAATGAGACAGTATAATGAGTTGCAATCGCATCATCTGAATGATAAAAATTAAGTGTACTTGCTGGGTTAAATAATTTACTAATTGGTGTATTGGCACCGTCTTCAAAGTAAATATCTCCACCAGACACGTGTTTAATACACAAAATATCATTACCAGTTGGTGATCTAAAAATATTAATTGCTGGATCATTAAATGTTTTAAATCCAGCTTCAATAAGATCAATCACTACCGCATTAGTATTGTCAGATGGTGTAATATTAATTGTCACATTATGTGATGAAATGTCTGTAGTTCCAATTGCAGTAAATTTAAATGCAAAAGTATATTGCCCAGTTGGGAATGCTGCTGCAGTAACTGGAACAGTACTAACTAGAGTTGAACCTACATCTGTTCTACGATATAATTTAAAATCACCTAATGCTGGAGTAGATTGACTTACATTATATTTTACATATACCGAACCACCAGCAATATTATATCCACCACCAGTGCTATCTAACCCGTATAATGCTTCAGCATTTGTACTGTATAATGGTGCAGATTTTGATACCCATGTATTAGTTGCAGAATTGTATTGTTTAACCGACCATTCAGCACCTGCATTTGGTGTAGTAGTTTTAACCCACACAGAACCAGTAGGTCTGCCTGACACTGAGCCAGTACCGCGTTTATATACTGGAACATCAGTATGTGTTGAAACTTGAAAACTTGGTGTTAGATAAGTACCAGCACTTAATCCTAACGCTGCTAATGTAGATGCTGCACCAGTAATTACATAAGAATTTGCAGTACCATCACTAAATAATTGCAGTCTTCCAGTAGATGTCTTAAATGCAGTATATGGTGCATTTTGAGCATTAATACCATTAACTAATTCAGTTAAATTAGTAGCCCCAGAACTTAGTAATACTTCAGTACCGCCGATAGAAAATGTATCTGGTGTTGCCCCTGAAGAAGTAAAAGTCACTGAGTTTGCATTTTTTGAACTAGTAAAAACAGGTATACTTTTAAACCAATCAGTAGATCCCACTTCAACCCATTTAGATTCAGAAGTAGTAACTGGTTTTTTATACCATAAAGATAATAATGTTGACACTGCTGAAATAGCGTATGTTCCTTCAAGACCAACACTTAAAGTAGGTTTATAATCTTGTGCTGAAAAATTATTAACAAGAGTATGATCTGTTATAACTAATGGTTCAACATTTGTAAATTTTTGTCCACCAGCAATTGCAGGAGCTGAATCCCAAATTTGTATTCCATATTTAGAACTAGCTGTATCAATCCAATATTGTCCATTAATTGGTTTTCCTGCTGGACTATATGGAGTTGGATTTAACTCTGACAAATTAACATTTGCTCTAGCAATAAATACTTGATTGCTAATGCCTAAATAGCTATATGCAGCTTGCAAACCATATTCATTCAATTCACCTGCGTGTACTGGATTATTGTTTGCGTCAGTTTGAAATACTGGAACACCAAAATTATCTACTAAGTCTTTTTGACTTGTAAGTAAATATATTGCACCAGCGTTAGATGCTAACGTACCAGGCGCAATGCCAGTATTTGATCCGTTTTGTTTGTTTTCTTGTGATGTCACTATGATAAGTGGCACTGTACCTGGGGCAGCAGATGAGTAAAAACTTTCATCGATTACTTGTACTGAAACACCAGGTGAATTTAATGTGGCCATATAATATTCCTCCGTTGAACTATGTATATGAAAGTATTTATCTAATATTAGATTTTTTTGACGATTTGAAAAATATTATTATATAAATCATCAATCGTGCTATTATTTTCAATAACATAATCAAATGTTTGGCCAATTAAACTATATTCACTCTCATGTATTCCATTATTTTTTAATTTTAATTTAGCAAATGAATCACCAGAATTAGCTAAAATTGCATCATCATACCAGTCTGGAATCTTACCTCTTCTAACATATATAGTTTTAGCATTGATTTTTTTAAGAGTACTTAACTCATTTGGAAAACGACAATCAGAGATAACCACATTTTCTGTTATTTTTCTTAATTTATTCTCCAAAGACGCGACCCAAATATCATTATGAAATGAGTTACGACATACGTCAGTACCCCAATGTTGCATAACCCACCTAGGTGATAATTGCGGAATATTCAACCTTTCTGCCCACCATTCATCTACTTGTTCACGATGCTGTCGGTCTGTTACTGTTAATCCCTCTAACATAATACGGTCCCACCCAAAGATTGCAGATAATGAATCTTTTAATGTAGATGCAAACGATTCCCGGTGATATCCGTAATTATTAATGAGATACTCAGCAGCAGTATCTTTTCCAGATCCGATTTGTCCACATATTGCAATTATTGTCATATATACCCTAAATTAGCCGATCACAAAAGTATACCCCTGGCCACCAGCCACTAAGGTTTCAAGTTCTTTATCCAATTTCTCTAGTTCTTCTTTTGCTGCACTTTTTAAATCATTACCGTTTAATTGTATACCACCACCATTCGGCCCAGCAATGCTAGCAAACATACTTCTTGCTTCCCCTAACATCATTTTACATGTTGCTAGTGTATAATCTTTTAACCATTGTGCAGCGTATATATCATTTAATAAAACAAAATCTGGTCTATAATTATACGATTGTATTAAGATTTGTTCACCTTGCGCAAATGGTCTTTGTAAAATATTTAATATATGACTAGTTGGTTTCCATTTAAATTCAATAAAACTGCCAAACATTCTACCAACTAATTTTTGATAACCTGCAAACATTTCATACGTGGCCAAACCACCCATCATACTGCCACTCATTAAATAAGTATTTGTATAAGCTAAATTAAACGGTTCAAATAATGTACCACCTGCTCCCATTCCAGATCGGGATCCAATTGCTCGACGAAATACTTGACGCACTTCAATAATTTCATCAGGTAGGCGATATTCATTTTGATCTTGAATTAATTCTAAAAAGCTATAGCTTTCCTCTACTGCATTTGAGCTACGTTGGCGATATCTAGCTAAAGCTCTATTTAATGCAGTTTCATAATGGATAGGATCTAAGTCTAGATCCACCATCCCGTCCCCTAACATTGCACGGACGTACTCAAATACTTTATTACGTTCAATCATTGAAGTTGCTTCAGACATATTAATTCTCCTTATTTATATATTTAGTAAAACATGTACAGATAAAGTGATAAATATCAAATAAAGTAAGGAGTTAAATGTGCCAAGATTATCATTATTTCGCCCAGAAAAAGGCAACAATTATAAGTTTTTTGATAAACAAATAAGCAGAATGTTTCAAGCTGGGGGAGTAGATGTTTATTTACATAAGTATCTTGGGCCAAAAGTTAATACAACTGGAACTGCTGATCAACCAATATATGATTCGTTAGATGTAACAAATATTCAAGATTTGTTATTTTTAGAAAATAGAGATAGAAAATACGACGAAGAGATTTATAAACTTCGTGGTTTTTATAAGGTTTCAGATATTGATTTTAATTTAAGTCAGTTTGGTATGTTTATAGATAATGATACCTTATTCATGACAGTTCATATTAATGATTTTATTTCATTTATTGGTCGTAAACCAATGAGTGGTGATGTCTTTGAATTACCCAACTTAAAAGATGATTTTGCACTAAATGATTATGACATTAGTCTTCCTAGATATTATGTAATAGAAGATGTTGGAAGGGCCAGTGAAGGATTTAGTGTTACTTGGTATCCTCATCTGTATAGATTAAAACTTAAAAAAATAACTGATAATCAGCAATTTTCAGACATATTAGATAAACCCGCATCTGAAGATAGTAATTTTACGTTACGAGATTTATTAAGCACCCATCGTAAAGAAATGGAAATTAGTAATCAAGTTTTAGCTCAAGCAGAAGCAGATGCACCTTTAAGTGGATATGAAACACAGCAGTTTTATACATTAGCAATGGATCCAGTAACTAATAGAGCAATGATAGTTACTGCAGATTCTGATTCCAATGCAAGTAGTGGCGGGATATTAGCAAGTGAAGTCAACGCAAAACCATTAAAGGATGGGTATTCTGGTTATTTGTTAGGAGATGGAATTCCATATAATGGTTATAATTATGGACAAGGAATTCAATTTCCAAATAATCCAGAAAATAATGATTTTTTCTTACGTACTGATTTTTTGCCAAACCGATTATTTAAATTTATTGATAACAAATGGTCAAAAGTAGAAGATGCAGTTAGAACAACAATGACAAATACAAATACAAGAGATACTTTAAAATTTGGATTTATTAATAATACAAAATTCATATATCACGATGTAATTGGCACGGATGATGTTAGACTTTTAACTAATGATATTGTTGTAGTAACTAATATTAATTATGTTAATGCACCGTATGTTGTTTTGAAGGAAAGTATTTCTGAATTAGATTTTTCACTAGCAGATCATCCTAATTTAATAGAAAATAGATTAGTAAATGGTATTGAAAAAATTGTTATTCATTTACCAATTATCAACAATATTCAACAAACCATACCATATGATGGTGTTTGGACAGTTTCTTTATATAATACTAGGGAAAGTCAGCGTCAAAGTCTTTCCAAAGCACTAAAACCAAAGGCGGATTTCTAATGGCACAACATTTTTATGATGGGATAATACGTAGATACATAAATCAAGTAATGCGCGTGTTTGGTAATTTTGTAGTAAAATACGAAGATGGAACACTTGTTCAAGTTCCTGTTTTATATGGTGATGCTGACAGACAAGTTGCAAATATAATCCGTCAAAATTCAGAAAACATTATTAATTCATCTCCTAGAATTAGTGTGTATGTAACTGGTTTAAAGTTAGATAATACAAGATTAGCAAATGCATCACATGTTAGTGCAGTAAATATTAGAGAACGTGGCATAGATTCATCAAATACGTATACAAATGCACCTGGTAGGAATTATACCGTTGAACGGTTAATGCCCACACCTTTTATGCTATCATTAAAAGCAGATATATGGACATCTAGCACTGATCAAAAATTACAGTTAATGGAACAAATTTTGGTGTTATTTAACCCTAGTTTAGAAATACAAACCAATAATAATTTTATTGATTGGACAAGTTTATCTGTGTTAAATTTATCTGACATAACTTGGTCTAATAAATCTATACCAGTTGGTCCTGAATCAAATATTGAGTATGCAACAATATCCTTAGACACACCTATATGGTTAAGTCCACCAGTAAAAGTAAAACATTTGGGCGTAATAACTCGTATTGTTGCAAATAGTAATTTTGATATAAGTGATCCAATGAATACAAATGACAGCTGGGATAAGAAAACAATAACAGTTGATAATTTTAAAGTAATTGTAAATGGTAATCACGTTATTCTTGTTGATCCATCTGAAATTATTGAAAATGAATTTTCACATTTAGATATTCCAGTTAAACATGGTTCTTCAATTAATTGGGATAGTATTTTAAATCTTTATCCCTCGTTATATTTTCCTAATGCAAGTAGAATATATTTACAACAGCCTGGTGGTTCAGAAGTATCAGGAACAATATCTGTTGACGAATTTAATAATAGTATTTTGACAGTAAATTGGGATTTAGATACATTGGTTTCAAATACTGGTATAGATTCCAATGGTAAACTAGATATAGATATTGGTTATACCGCATCAGCTTCTTTTAGACCGTTAAGCCCAGGGACATTTGATGCTATAATTGATCCTACTTCGTATAATCCAAAAAGACCAAATAATGAATCAAGTGACCAACTAATTCCAACGGGAAAACGGTTTTTAATTATTGAAGACATTAGCAATATTTTAAATTTATCTGGCCCTGATGCTTGGAAATCTGTAGCTGGTATAGATTTTTATGCACATGCAAACGATATTATTGAGTATACTGGGGAACGTTGGGTCGTAATTTTTGATTCAAATTTGGAACATGATACAATATTATGGCAAACCAATATTCATACAAATGTTCAGTATATATGGAATGGTGTATATTGGAATAAAAGTTTTGAAGGTGTTTATGAGGTAGGAAAATGGAGATTGGTACTATAAATCATAAAGATCCAATTATTGCATCTGGTGCATTATTTTATTCTAAAAAAACACAAAGAGTGCTATTACTTCAAAAAACTCATGGCAAACATCAAGGAACTTGGGGTTTAGTTGGAGGGACTAACATGTCTTATGAAACACCATGGCAAGGGTTGTGCAGAGAAATAGTTGAAGAAATTGGTACTCATCCAGTTATAATAAAGACAATACCATTAGAAACTTTTGTTTCAACTGATTCTATTTTTAGTTTTCATACGTACTTATGTATCATCGAAGATGAATTTATTCCAGTATTAAGTGATGAACACTGTGGATGGGCGTGGTCCAATATCTCAAATGCTCCACGCCCACTACATCAAGGTTTAAAAAATAGTTTCTCTAATAAAATAATAAGAACTAAATTACAAACTATATTTGAATTGATAGAGCTAATATATTAAGGTTGTTCTAATATCTTTACCCGTTCTGTTAATTCTTTTACTGCTTCAACTAATACACCAATAATACCGTTATAATTTAATGATTTTACATCATCATCAGAATTTACTAGCTCCGGTAAATACTTTTCAACATCCTGGGCAATTAAACCGGCAGATTTTAAGTTATTTTCCTTCCATTTAAATGTTACTCCATTAATACCTGATATAATATTTAATGCATTTTCTATTTGTTTTATATCTGTTTTTTTATTTTTATCAGATGTAGAATTAAAAATAGATGCATTTAATGTTCCAGATACAGGATAATAATACAAATTTGTAGACATGTACGCAATACTCCAAAAATCACCGGATGTCACTGATGTTGAAGAGCCTATGTAATGTTTATTTGCTGATAACTCCTCAGTGCTAATCGCAATATTACCAGATTTCCAAGTACTGTTATCTGCCAAAAATAGATTCCCAGCAGTAGCTGAACCACTACCCAATGATTTTACTGGTACATAAGAATTCCCAATAGATCCACTTGTTACATTTGCACCTAAAATATTAAGATTGTCTACTGGTGTAGTAGATGCGATAATTAATGGGGCAGTACCCACAACCACAGATGATTCTAATACATTAGCTTTGAACTTTCCACCCGTAACAACATACCCATTTCCTTGACCATTTATCTGCAAGTTTGCGTCGGTACCATATGCAGTAACCCCACCGGATGTTAAGAAAATATAATTAGTACCTGCACCCACTCGTAATCTTCCAGGTCCTATTATTTGAACCTCACCAGTAGTAACCCCAGCATTTAAAGTTAAATTGGTGTCTGCTGTTCCATTTTTAGCAGTAATAGAATTGGTAGTAATCGATAACCCAGTAGTAGTTGTACCGATAACAATATTAGACGAAGACCCAGATACGTTTAAGGTACCAGAGCTTGGTACATAAGTAAAACCTTTTGAAACATTACCAGTAGTCCAGTTTCCAGCAGTAGAATCTGACATTCCAAGATATAATGCAATACTTCCAGTATTTTCACTTAGTGCTATATTAGCAGTTGCCCATGTTTGATCATCACGTAAAAACTTTGATCCTACCGGACTTCCTACAGATGACCCTAACGATGCTGCAGGAACATATGTCCCTGTTGTACCTGTTACATTTTTACCATAAATCGTAAGGTTGTCAACAACCGTAGTAGATGCGACCTTTATTGGAGCAGTCCCAGTACCAACAGATGATTCAAATGATTTAGCATATATTGCTGCTGCACTAGAAACAGTACCATTTCCAGCTGGTGTTAATATTAGATCAGTATTTGATGTTCCGTTTTTAACAGTAATAGAATTAGTAGTAGCAGTTAAACCAGTAGTAGATGTTCCTATAATAAATCCGGCACTATTAGTTACATTAACATATGCAGAAGTGCTAGATGGCTGTAATATTAGATCAGTGGTAGAACTAGAAGTAACAGAGATCTTATTAGTAGTCAACGTTAAATTAGTAGTTGACCCGATAACAATAGTAGACGAAGTCCCAGATACAGTTAAGGTGCCAGTGCTTGGTACATAAGTAAAACCTTTTGAAACATTACCAGTACTCCAGTTTCCAGCAGTAGAATCGGATGAACCAATGTATAGTGTTACATTATTATTATTTTCACTTAATGCTATAGCTGAGTTGGCGGCTTGGCTGACTGGTGCCCATGATTGATCATCACGTAAAAATAAAGTTCCAGTTGTAGTGCTAGTATTTGATCCTAAAGATTTTGCAGGAATAAATGATGAACCAACACCAACATTCACATTTGTTTGTGCAATTATATGACAACTAAATGTGTTAGCACCTTGAGTACCATATTGAAGTAAGGCTCCAGTACTATCATAAACTTGGATGTCATTGGAGGTGCTTGGTGCTTTAACAATAGTCGCATATCCAGTGGCGGGGGCCTTCATTAAAACATTTTCACTGTATAATAAAATTGCTGGAGTCGATCCTGTGTTATTTATTGGTATAGTATAATAGTCAGTGATAGAAATTGTACTGCCATTGTATGTCCCAGTTGCTGTACATGAATACGTGTTTGTTGGTATGCCAGCGTAATCTGTTAGACCAACAATAGTATACGAGCTTGTGTTAGCTAAATTAATAATCGTACCGTTTTTATACCACTGATACGTGATGCCCGTTATTAAACCAAATGTAGTGGTTATTGTAATTGACGGCGGTGAAAATGAACCATTTACATTTTTAGTAAAACTGTTCCCAGTTGTATTAATATAAAAATATGGTGCTTGAACTACCGTTGTTGAAGACCTAGATACACTATACTTTATAGTACTCGTTATTGGTGTTAAATCATATCCTTTTGAATCACGTGGTGTAATAACAACATCTATTGATCCGGTATCTGCACTCATAGAAACTAGATCAGGAATTGTAAAAGTGGTAAATGAACCAGTTCCAGGTGTTCCAGCAGTTATATTAGCACCTAATATATTGAGGTTATACACAGGCATCGTAGATGCAACCTTAATAGGTGTTGCCGGTGATGCTGCACTTAACTCCAACGTTGGTGCGTTAAAATTATTATTTGAAACTACATGACCACTTACTGATCCATATAAATTTAAATCAGTATTTGTTGTTCCGTTTTTAACAGTAATAGAATTAGTAGTAGCAGTTAAACCAGTAGTAGATGTTCCTATAATAAATCCAGAGCCACCTGTTACAGTAACATATCCAGTACTTGATGGACTTAATAATAAATCACCTGGTTGACTATTATTATTTCTAGTAATTCCAGTAGTAGTAGCAGTTAAACCAGTAGTAGATGATCCTATAATAAATCCAGAACCCCCTGTTACAGTAACATATCCAGTACCTGCAGGAATTAAATTCAGATTTATGTCAGCATAACTGGTATTTGTTGCAATTGTTGTAATAACAGTAGGGTCAGTTGTTGTTGTCCCACCTGAGATTTTTATGTAATTTGATTTTAGCGTGCCAATAACTGCGCCATTTCTTGCGTTAAATTCTTTAAAACTTGTAGTTGTCATTCTGTTTCCCTATCCACAAAATTAGTAGTAATCATGCACCATTTGGTGCATGATTGATTCTCATTCTACTATTTACATTATTTCAATAAGCTCTTTCTCAATTCTATAAAGATTTTGAACAAGGGTTGTACCAGAAGTAGTTACTGCAGTTGCAGAAATTAATATCTCATATGGTGATGATGCGTTAACATCTGCATTATATATTGCTACTGTTCCGTTTGTTTCAACTACCCCGTATTCAGTAGAAAAAACTTGTGGATTTCCTGTCATTCTTGTCACGCCAGTTATGGTGTTACTTAACGTGAAACCTAATGAAGTCACTGACGTAACCAAAATAGTTGCAGGAGCCTGTGGTGGTACAAAGGTCATAACCATGCCTGGGTATACTACACCAGCTGAACTTGAAACATTGTTGTTAAATTGTATTTGTGTCCCAGCAGCCGCATTAATGTTAGTACCTAACGGACCAGTATCATATGGCTTATCCATTTTAGCTAATATAACACAATTAGTTGCCACCGTTACGTTAGAACTTAATGTTATATTAGTTCCAGTTGATGCCACAATAAATGTATTAGCTGGAATTGCATCAGTAGTTTGGGCAGCAGATAAAACTGATACTTTCATGCCAAGCAATAGTCCATTAAGTGTTGGGGAAGTGACTGTAATGGTAGAAGTGCCGGTATTATTACTGGTTAAATTATAAGTAACAACTGGAGCATCATGCGTTACTAATAATTCAGAACTTTGTGATCTAAAATTACTAATACCAGATGTTGGGTTGCCAGCAATCTGTGTTGCTTGTATTACATATTTTGCTGCACGATACTTGTCAAATAAAAATGCACCCGGCGCAGTAGCTCCAGTAATATCGATAACAGTAGGTGTGGGTGATGTGACTGTTTTAGAGATTGTATTAATTGCACCAGGCGCGTTTAACACCCATTCAGCAGTAACTACTTCTTTTCCATTTGCAATTTGATTAGGTGATTTACCTAACATCACATTGCCGTTTCCAGTACTTATTGTGGTTGCACCAATAGTTGTTAACCCAGATACAGTATCAAAAATAGTAGCGGATCCAGTAGTCACATCAGTTGTTATTTTAACTGCACCAGTTGTTTTTGAAGCAATTTTTATACTATTAGTTCCAGTAGCCGAGCTTGATCCTACAATTAAATTAGTATTTACAGTAGCATTTCCACCAATTGTTAAAGTTACTGACGATACATTTGAATTTCCAAAATAACTATTAGCTGCATTATCACTATAATATACGTTACCACTTGTTATAGTTGGGAAAATGTAACCATTAGCAGTAGCTGTTGTTGCATCTAATATTGCTTTTCCAGTAGTAGTAGTACCATCATTTTTAGCACCAAGATAGATTGCTGAAGTCCCTGATGTATCAGATTTTCCAATGTATACTGCAGTAGTGGCAGTTTGTGATACTTGTGTACCGATATATGTAGAAGTATTTCCAGTAAGTCCAGTTTGTAATCTTAAAGTTGGTACAATGGATCCTATACTAACACTTGAAGTATTTGATGGGAATAATGATACAGTGGCGGCTGTATTAGAATCAATTGTTGCCAAACTTCCAGCCCCACCCCCCAATGTTATTTTATTTTCTTTTCCACTACCTGCTGAACCACCAACCGTAATTGTTGTTCCAGCTGTTACATTATTACCAAATTTTACATCCAATGAATTTGCAACAGCAGTAGATTTTGCTACATTGATAGAAGTTGCATTGGCAAAAAGTGAACCAGTACTTACATTTGAATCATCAAAAACAGAAGCAGTATTAGCAGTATTAGCTGATATAGTCACAGTATTAGCACTTTGCGCAGCTAACGATAATGTTGACCCAGTACCACCAGTTGTACCAATTTCAACAGTCGCATTCGGTGCACCAATTACAGTTTTTACAGAACTTGTACCAACACTTAATCCAGTAACAGAAGAATTATTTAATAAGTAAAATGTGCCAGCAGATGACATGTTTGCTGTTAAAGTGCCGCCATCAACTCTTAAATTTCCACCGAACAACACATTACCAGCACCCACTTGAATAGCATATGCATTTGTTATGGTTATACCGCCAGTAGCTTTTGGTGAGTTATCAATATATAATGATGCTGCATTTGTAAAACTTGCTGACGTAGTGTAAGAGTCTAACGTCATCTGTGCAATTCTTACCGTTGATGCTTGTGGCAACACGGTATTAAATGCGGTTGTTTGATCCACTATTACAGTGTATGGGTCAACTCTTATAGACATACCAGTAGAAATATCACTGGCTGGTAATATACCAGATGGTCTTGACACAAATGTTGAACCTTTAACGTTCCCATAAATACCAGTTACAGTTCCAGTACCAGCACCACTAGTCGTTGTTTCTAATGATTCTTTATAGAAGTAAAAATTACTACTTGAATTATCCCAACCAGTAAATGCGTAATGATCATCAATATATACAGTACCTGCTACACCACTCGCTACAACCCCAGAACCGTCTGGTAACTTATTTGTATCAGTGTTTTCAATTTTAACAGCTAACGTTCCCGAACTGACACTAGTTATTTTCCAACTTCCGTTATAGTTGTTCACACTTGTAGCGATAGAAGTACCATTTATTGTTATAATATCACCAACTGCAAATATCCCAGGGTACGTTGTTGTATTATATGATAATGTTGCAGTAACATATGCAGACGTAGTGGCTGTTGCAGGAGAAATTACGCTGGTAGTTATAGCAGTAAATGTAAAATTTGTAACTCTAGTTAAATAACCAGTTTTACTCGTGCTAGGTAGTGCAGTAGCAGAAGCATTTGTAAGAACAGTCTGGTTATATGATACATTGTTGATAGTAGTGGTTGATCCTGAACTGGATACTGCATACGGACTTGTTGAAGTAATACCACCAATTGCTGATGCCATATAAACTTTAACAACCGATCCCACTGGTAAAACAATAGGATCCGAAAGTATTAATGTGTTTGATGCGCCTGCAGATCCAGCTATTTGAAAAAATGGTATATTATTTTCATTGAATTCATGATACCGTAGTCCAACATCAACTAGAGGATCGCTCGTCATCCAGCCACCAGATGCTGCTTTTTGTAATTCTAATACGCTATCAGTATATACTGACGTTGTAGATTGAACAGTTTCTTGAACACCCTTTACTATAAGATTTCCATTAATTGTAACATTTGACGAAGATGCAGTATTTCCTATAAAAATATTAGGGACACCTAAACCAATATTAAGTACTTTTACTATTGTATCTGATGGCATAATACTATACACGGTTGTATTAGATGCTGCACTTAGAGTAGTTCCAGCAGACCCTGTCCCTCCATTTTCTGGTGGTAATATACCAGTGATCATATTGTTACCACTTGATAAATTTACTTGACCATATTTCGGTGCGCTATTAGATCCGCCTGAAATTAAGACAGAACCAGTAGAAGTCGTAGTTGATACTGGTGTAACACCAGCCGGATCAACACCATTAGCATATAATACTGAATACATGGTAATGTTTGAAGTCGCCGGGCCGTTAGTGCTAGATATTTTTGCAGATCCAGTCATAATCCAGTTAACACCATCCGGATCTGCAACAAATTCCATTGACTGTTTTTGAATAGATAAAAACGAACTATCCCCGTTTATCTGCGGAGAAAGAGTATTAAAATTAAGTGAACTATAAACACTAGCATTAACAGTAAAAGCGGTTGTTGGCAATGTATCAACCACAAATTGAGTGGTGCTAAGAATACTTACAATCCTATTGCTTGCGTTTACATCAATTGCACCATTCCCACTACCAGTAATACTGAATATTTTCATACCCGGATACAATCCATTAGTTGTTTCACCACTATTTAACGTAAATATAGTACCGTTACTAGTTGCACCAGTTTTAGTCACTCTGGCCATTGGATATATTTGTAATGCAGAAGGAGTATCGTTCATCACGGTAACTTTTCTACCAGGCACACATGGTGGCATAATAACACCAGCTGCTGCTTGCGCAAATTTTTGTGCTCTGTATGCAGTTATAGTAGTATAAGATTCTGGATCATCAGTATCGTTAATATGAGCTATATCAGTGTATATCTGTGTAGCAGTAGAATACCCATACACATAATTAAGATGATCAAATAGCGTGGGAGTTCCGTTAACTATTACCGATTGCTGAGTACTGTCTAATTTATAAATTGCCAATCCAGCGGCCCTATATTTGGTAATTGGTGGCAAGATTGTTGAGTTTTTGTAGGCAATTTGTTGTCTTACTGGTTGTGATGTCACTGCATTTACAGTAACTACATTATTCGCTGTACCAGTGAAAAAACCAGTCACTACTGTCATAGTAGTAGTATTGCTAGTATAACTATTAAGACCGTATGTTGTATTTGTACTTGCTTCTGTTACATAAAAATTATATCCATCCCATTCAATTGAACCTGCTGAAATAGTAGACAACAAGTTATTTCCAGTTGGTGATGATTGTTGAAAAGTTAATGGTGCTTGTGTTGTTGAACCAGCTGGTAATAATACTCCAGTTCTAGTTAAAAATTGTTTATTAGTAGCATTTGTCATAATTTAAATCTCCTATATGTCTATTTATGCGTAAAACCGAATTATGCTTATTGAAAAGTGCTGTCCAGCATCATTTGGTGTGAAATATAAATCAATAAGATTTCCAGTACCAAAGAGACCTGAAATATATCCCAATCTACTTGTTGTATTTAAAATTGCATATTCATTCATTAAAATGTTGGTACTATCATGCACTAAAATCAATTCTTGTGCAGTAACTGACCCGTTAGTAGTATTTTTAATTTTAATAATATATTTTGCCAAATCAACTGATGTTTTATCAAATGAATCTATTAGATGAGGCACTATGGGATCGACACTATCAAATTCAATAACAGTGCGGGCTTTAATCTCATCAGTTATCACTGACGTAAATGTGCCAGTTGATGCAGTTGATGACCCAATTGGTATATTATCAATCGTGCCACCAGTCAATCGTACATTATTACTGTCGAGATTTGCTTTTATATACCCAAAATCACCAGAAACGGTATTATTTGCTGTATTAATAGTTGCATCTGGAATAAAGGTAAACGCATCATATTCACGATTATACCCAAAAAAACTATTTCTACTTAAAAGAACGGTGGTTGGTGTGTAATCACCAGTGTTAACATTTGAAGTTACATTAATATATGCATTATTATCAATAATTGATATAACCTCCCAAACTGAGTCTAATGAAACATTACCGCTGCCAATTATAGTTAAATAATCATGTACTTTAACACCATAAGTAGATGGTGGCAATGGAAATATAACCTGTGCTGATACTGTTGAATTGCCATTAGATATAGTGCGTACTGTCACACTAGCATTTAATTCAGTATTATTTAATGATGTCACACCATAGTCATTGTCAGTAAGATTATTACGATTACGTTGTCCCAAAGTCAGTATAGGATTATCAATATAAATATGATTTACAACTCGTAAATCATTTGTTATTGTGACCTTTCCATCCTCAACCTTTAATGAAAGATTGCCGTTAGGCCAAAATTCAAACCCAAACCCATCAGTTTGTGTATTGTCAGTAGTCGTTATAAATTGAACTTGTGCCAACTTATTACCTGTGTGTGTTGTTTTTATGGCGAGTTTATTATTTGAATTATATCCGATCGATAATGTTGAGTCAAACGCAAACGTACTATCGACAATATTAACATTAGACGATAGAGTACTAATAAAAGGTTGAGAACTAGTTTTAACTGTTCCGTATAATGAGTCAAAATACCCAGTATGCCATTTAAAGTCAGTGGATCCAAAATCAATAGTACTAGGAAGTTCTGGTAATACTGCACCACGTGTTGTTACACCTAAAATTAAATTTGATGTAGAATGCTGATTTTTTATTGTATCTCCGGAAATTTTAAAATTTCCAACAGTTAAATCTGATAAATTTCCAACTTTTGTTATTGCGCTTTGGTCCCATCCAGTTACCGTCGTTGCTGATCCACTGACATTACCGATAAGTACTGAGGCATACATTGATGTTAAAACATGCAACGTGCCACCAACATACACATTTTTAGCAATACCAACACCACCATCAACAACAAGGGCGCCATTATTAATTGAAGTGCTATCAACAGTAGATGTTATTTCAACAAATCCAGCTCCTGTATTTGCTAATAGTGTCACACCATTATTGTTTGTGTTGGTTATTGAATTCCCACTGATTTCAAATGCGCCAATTTGTTGTGTATTAATTGATGAAACACCACCTCTTATTGCAAGATCTACATAAAGTTTCGTAGCAGCATCTTGTGGGGATTGCGGGTCCACAACGTTAATCAATTTACTATTATTAACATTAATTATGTTATTCCCAGATGCAATAATAATACTTTGTGTATCTGAAACTGTCCCAATAGTTGCGTTGGATGTACTCGTAGTATAAGAAAAACTTAAATTTGTTATATTGGTTGGACCAGTAACAGTTCCGCCAGAAAGAGGCAAATAGTTATTACTTAAAAATTGTGATATGGCATTTTGTGTGGGCACTGTATATGAATCAAAAGTATTAGTTGAACCTTTTAATGTTATATTATCACTAATTTCTTTTAATTTTACCCCAACTGGAACACCATTACGTATAAATGGACCAATATCACTAATTTGAGTTAAATCTAATGCTCCACCATTAACAGTTGTAGTATTAGTGAGTTGATTTATAGTAAAATTATTACCAATATTAACAGTGCCTGTTTCATTAATACTTGAATAAAAAATTTGTCCATAATTGGTTTGTATTATTTCATTTAATGGTAATGGAATACTGCCATATTCAGGCAATGCATTGTATGTTACGCCAGCTCCAATGTTATTAAAATTATGCATTGTTGCAACTATCATACTACCTTTATAGAATGATACTGTTGTTGATTGTCGTAAATAATTTAAATTTGGTTTTATTGTTATATTGGAACTGGCAACTGTTACAACTGTCGAAGATGAAACTACTTGCTTATCATTATTACCAGTAAATTGTGCCAAAGAACCATTAATTGGATGTTGTGTTATTTCACCAATTGTTATAAGTGATATTCCACTTAACGCATCTACAACGATTTGACCATTACTTCCACCATTAGTGTTAACCAATGTTACAGTAGGTATAGTTGTATAACCAGTTCCCGGAGTGTTTAGTGTTACGCCAGTTATAACTCCACCAGAAACTGTTGCGGTAGCAGTTGCAACATTTCCAGTATATAATAATGACGCAGTTGCACCATCATTAAACGCAGTTGTTCCTACATTAGTAGGCGCAGCAGATGATGTATTTCCACCTGCCAAAACCAAGTACATTTTGCCAGTGTTGCTATTATAAATTTGTGAATTTGTAGTTACTGCTGCATTAGCTTGCCAAGGTGTTCCCACTCTGACCGTTGGTGCACCAATATATCCAGATCCTCCACTAGAGACTCTAATAGTTAAAATTCCACTCGCTTGTGTTTGAGAAACTGAACTATTTAAAATGTAAGGATCGGGATCGAAACCATCACTATTTAAACCATATATACCATACTTTGAAGTACAATTTGAAACTTCAAGATGTCCACCAGTAATAGCTTGATAACTATATGAACAAAATTCAGTTAAACTGTTTTTAATATTAATATTTGCTGAATTTTTAGCTATTACTCCTATCCCACCCTGATTGGCGGCATAAAATTGTTCAACTGTGAGAGTTCTTACAACTGTTCCAGATCCAAAATATAACCCATCGGCTTTGATACCACCACCTGCACCATTTGGGTTAATTTCATACCCTGTCCCAGTTAACGATGTATCCATTGATGGCAATTGTGTTGGACCGAATTGTCCTTGTATAGTTATATTTGGAATAAATCGTGTTCCATTAACTAGAAATGGTCCAGTAATACTAGAACAAGATTTTATAACTGGAGATTCGATAAAGTCAACTGAAGGTTCTAAACTAAATGCAAAACTTGGGGCTTGATGATTTATAACAGTAATACTTTCAACGGCTGATCCGCTTTTTAATTTAAAAACATCTACCATTACATATTTAGGTTCCACAAATACTCGTGTATCCTGGCCTATAATTGCCACATTATCAGGAATAACTAATGGATTTATTTCATTATACGTTCCACTAAAAACAATGATTGTGGTACCAGGTATCGCACTCACAATTGCAGATCCAATTGTTGCTTTTGGATTGGTTATTGTATTTCCAGGACTACTATCATTTCCACTTTTAGCTACAAATATAACATTTTTTGTAGGAATAATGCCAGTAACTAATGAAGATTGTTTAATCCATGTTGAATTACCATTAGTATCAAAAACGAGTACAGCTTGATTAAATGGTGGTTTTCCAAAAGCAGGTTGTGCTTGGCTTGGTGAGATATATGTATATCGTGATGCTGAAAGATTTTCAGCAGCCGTTACTTTAGTTCTTCCGCTTAAAAGATTAGGCATTTGCAGTCTCCAATATACTTAAAGTAATATGTAATGATTTATTTTTACTTGCATATGCTACAACACTATCAAAGCTTTCTAAAATCATTTTACCTGTTAATGGTGTGACTGAATCTTGTGAAGGTATTGTAAAATTGTTTAGTAGCACAGTAATGTTATCACCAGCTTGTGCACCATTTAATGTTGCTGGATCTGCTATAACTGGAAAATTTCGATAATGTGCAAATGTCACATTTACATCTGAATCGCTAACATTTGCTATTTGTGCCATTAAAACAATTGCAGTTACACCTGGAGGAGATGTATATATTTTTGTAGTATTCGGTGTTGTTAACGAATTCATATATCCGATAACTTCAGCTATAATATATTCTCTATTTTCTTCTATAGATTTCCAAGCATCGACTGTAGGTGAATCGGTTGATGCAGTAAGACTTATTGGTAATCGGTAATTCTCAGCAATAATTGGGCCAGTCTCTATAACACTATTTAAAAATGTAACTGTATCAGCAACTTTGTTAACAACTGCACTATAATCTAAAGTAGATGGTCGTATGGTTTGCAATACAGTAGTTTGATATGGTGATTTAGGGTGATCTGGACTTACTTCTTTAACACCAATATACGATAAAGTAACTCCACCATTAGTTTGTGTGCTATTAGTATTTGGTGCGACAGATCCTAAATTTCCCCCATCAGTTACTCTATATAAATATGTTGTCGTTACTCCGTTAATAGTAGTAACCGAATAGAACATCTGTGATCCAGTTGCAACATATGCATTGCTTGCCCATGGAGTTCCCAAATCACCAATATTTACTGGTTGTTGTCTAACAACTTTAGAAATAACATACTCCATATATTTATATGCATTAATTGTATCTTGTTTTTCACTAGGAACAATTGATACAGTTGCCGAATTATCATAATACCGCACTGCTGCTTGAATCGCCTGTCTATTTCCACTGTGTTTTATATCAAATGTCACACAGTCGAGAATATATCCAACATCCCGTTTACATTTAGCTGAATTATAAACAAAGTTTGGTGTTGTTGAATTATTTATAAATGATACAATTTCTGCAGCCAAAAAGTCTTTATTTGCCAATAATACCGTTGCTGCATTTTCTTCATTTGTAGTTGGGACATATAAAATATTAATTGGTTCTTTAGTGTTCGCAGCTTTTGTTCCTAGTTCAATAATATTATTTATTAAGGTAATATTCAATTCCGTGTTCGCAGCTTCAACACTTGACCCAGGAGCTGATGATAATACTTGGTTGTAATCTGTTTGATATATTTTTGCAATCGGTTGAGATTGTATAATATCACCAATTAATGATTTTAAATGGTTATACGCAGCAATAGATTCCGTTTTTTCATTAGGTATTGCGGTAGACTCTGTATTAAATCCATAATAATATGCACCAGCTTGTATTGTTTGTCTATTACCACTATATAATAAATCATATCGAATACAATCTAATATATAACCAACATCTCTTGAACATTTATCAGTATCATAAGTAAAATTATAAAAAGTTGTCCCTGATGTTGCATTTGCTATTTGGTCATTTATCCATGCTATCATTTCTGTTTTAATAAACAATAAATTTTCATAAATTAAAGTAGATGCATTAATAATACCATCTGCTGGTGTAGAATATACATTGGTTTCAATTTTATCAGTTATTCCCACTGTCCCATTATTTAATATTCCAAGTAGAGTTGTAAATAAGGTAGTTATACGAGTTGAACTAGTTGCATTTCCTGGTTTAGTAACATCAACATATTGTGATATTATAGTATTAACTACATTTACTGATTGGTTAATAATTATTTGACTAATTAAAGTTTGTAAATGCGTAATTGCAGCCACAGTTTGTGCTTTTTCATTTGGAATACTAGCAGCAGTAGTTGAGTCATGATTCCAATATTGAAGACCCGAAAAGTTAGATTGTGTTTGACCGTTTGAAAGTAAATCAAACGCCAATGATTCTATTAATAATTTAGTATCACGTGCACATTTTACTTGATCATACACATATGATGGCTTATTAACAAATGCAACAACCTCAGCTTTAAGGAAGTCTCGATTAGCATGTAATAATGCAGCAGCATTTTTTTCATTTAAAATCGGTACATACGATATGTTTAATGGCGTTTTAACAATATTAGCTGCCATCTCACCTTGTTGAATAATATCAGTAATCAATACCATATTTGCTTCAGCTTTTGCGGCTTCATCAACTGTCCCAGGGCTTAAATTTGTAACTTGGGTAGCTGTGTTTTGGTAAAGATCACTTGTTGTAATAGCTTTTGCAGTTACAACACTACTTATTAATGATTTTAAATAATTATATGCCTCCACAGATTTAACAACTTCATTTGGAAGAGCTGTTGATGTTGTATTAAAACCATAATAATATACTCCTGCTTGTACTGTTTGTCTATTCCCACCATATAACATATCATAAATTATACAATTTAAAATGTACCCAACATCTCTGCTACAAGTATCGGCATTATAAGCTGCTTGAAATCCAGCAGCGTTAAAAGGTGGGTTACTCAGATTTGCACTAATATAAACAATAACATCAGTTTTTAAATTTTCTATGTTAGCGATTAGCGTATTAGCTTTTGTTAAATTTGTTGGTGTTGTTACGTAATTATTTGGTACTATCTGATCAGTTATGCCATTTATTCCACTATTAATAATATTTATGAGAGTATCCATATTATTATCAATATTTGTTCCAGACTTTGAAATATAATAAGCAATCTTTCCTTTTAAAAATGTTAATGCTGCCGCCGTCTGTGCACTTTCATTTAATTGTTGAGTTTGTAACATTGATGGTGAGAGCGAATCATGATTCCAATATTGTAAACCAGCAAAGGTTGATTGAGTATTTCCACCAGATAAAAGATCTACTTCCAACGAATCCACTATTAAACCTGTATCACGACTGCATTTTGTACTAACGTCTGGATATCCATTAGTTACAAATGTATAGTCAATCCATGCTATTACTTCTGCTTGTAAAAAAGTTTTGTTGGCCTGTAATAAATCAGCAGTATTTAACAATCCAGCATCGATAACTTGTTTAGAATTAGGAACAATATTATCAGTTGTGCCAGCAATACCATTCTGTATAATATCAATCATCAAATTAAATTCATCAATTACGCGCTGAACACCAGCAGATGAACCAGCTTGATATCCATTTGTAACTTGAGTTTGTGTATTGCCAGTAGTAACAGTGACTGTTTCTTTTTTTACAATTTTAACAGCCACATCCTTTGCATGTTCTAAAGCAGCTAATGTTTGAAAAACTTCACCTGGGATTCTAGTTGCTGATTGTGCCCAATATTGCTCTCCAGCAAATGCTGTTTGTGAAAATTTATTATACATTCCAGAACCATCAGGTGTATCACCAGCCCCAGGGTATAAAATATCAAATGCAATTGAGTCAATAATCAAGCCAGTATCACGTGCACATCTAGCTTGATTATATTCTTTTGTGGTTAATACTGCAGTTTTTGTTTTAAATGTATTTAATGGTATTAGTGCCATGTTTTAATTCCTTTTATCCTTCAATTGCTAATATAAATGGTGTCATTTCTGCAAATAAACTTTTTTGAAATGCTCTACCACTTAATGTTCCATTTGCTTGGCTTATTAATAGTCCTGGGCCAACCCTAAAGTCACCATTCTGATCAATTGATGTGAAAAATACTTTTCCACCAGATAGCATGTTTACTTCGTTTGCTTGTATTGGATCTGCCCTACCAATCTGTGGCAATGCGCCATAGTTAGTTCCTGCTCCAATATACTCAAATAAATACCCAGAAGCAGTTATATAACTACGTTGGTAGAAGTTTACAAGTGCACCGTCTGGGAATAAATCAAAATCACGTACTTGGTTTTCTAGAGAAACAACATGATAAGTGCCAGGTCTAAACCAATATGACAGGCCGGAAAATACTGAATTATAATTTCCACCTGACCTCAAATCTAAACCTATGTTTTTGCAGATTAACCTAACATCTCTGCGGCACTTAGTTTTATTATAAACCAATGCTGGGTATGTAAGAGTTAAAAATGCAGTTATTTCTTCAACTAAAAATTCAACGTTATTATCAATGATATTTGCAGCATCTCCATATCCTTCACCAGAAGTACCTTTTTTAGTTATGGTTATAGTATGTGGTGTTGCACCAATCATGACAGTATCACCTACCATATGTTCTACATCTGCAAACGTCATACCGTCTATTATAATAGTATTTAGCTCGTTTAACCTATCAACCGCAATACTTCCATTTGGATATGCTATTAGATATGTTATTTGAGTAACGTTAGTTTGGTATGGTGATACGATAATTGTATTGGTTGCTACACTTACCATCATAGATTTTAATAAATTCAATGATTCAACATGAATTGTTCGCTGTTCAACCGGTAATACATTTGAATAATTGTCAATAGTAGTTTTATCGGATCTAAGTCTAGGTTGTGGTTCTGCAGCAGCCAATTGCAACGTGCTAGATAATACTTGATAATACGCATTTCCAGATGTAAATAAAGTAAAAAATGTTGTAATTTGTGGATTTCCAGCAGTAACACCAATAGGCTTACTTAAATATAAAGCATGTGGTCCGACATCAATTACTGTTGTGCCTTCAGGAATATATCGTATATTAGATATAGGGTCTTCAAAGCGTCCATATATATCTCGAATATAAACTTTCTGACCTATATACATATCAGTAACATCAATATCAGTTAAAACTAAAGTGCCTACTGTTATAGTTGAAAATGTGGTATATGTAGAAATAAAACCTGGTAGAGCTTGTGCATTTCTATAAGTAAGTGGTGGTTCTACTTCCATGATTAACGCAATATGAGGACGATAAACTGCATCTGGAACGAAAATCTCAACATTTGCATCATTTGGGTAATATCCTTTTGGATATAATGGTAAAATTGGTGGGTTATAAACAGTGCCAGAAAATTCGTTAACCCCATACCCTTTAGCAATCATACAATATTCACCAAAGTTAGCATTAGAGTTAGTTACTGATGCAATACCACCTCTATCGGCTTGGACCGCTATAGAGCTAAAAATTGTAAAAACTGATACCAACTGACAATAACCATTATTAGTAACTCGAACTCCTCTACCACCTTGGTTAACCTGTGTATATGCATCAAACACAAATGATTTAATTGGTGACACGTCAGTTACTGAATTCCCGTCAATCAATGCTCCACCCATTGCGCCCCATGGATCTAATTTTCTACTAGCCCATCTATCAGAAAATAATGAAGGAATTAGTGTTTCATCTATTGGATAACTCGATGTTTCACCAAAATATAATGAAGAATTATTACCTATTCCAACAGTTGGTGCAGATAATTCAATTTCAAAAAGAGTAGAAGATCCTGGTATTGCTTTTTTATTAATAACCGTTGGAGCAATTCTTACATCATCAGCACTTAATCCAGTTGCAGAAAATAATGCAGTTCCAGCGTATCTTAACGGAACAGCATATCTACCATTTTCTATAAGATTTATTATAATATCTATATTTCGTTTAATTGCTGGAGTTGCTATATAACCATTTTCCAATGAAATATCTTGTATTTGATCAGCACTATTGCGATATGTTTTAGTAATTAATTCATTTCTTAAAATCGGTTCAATAATATTTTTAAGTCTTCCCAATGTTCCAACAATTTTAGGAACTTCGTCAACACTAACTACTAATTTGTCACCAAAATAGTATGCTAAACCAGTGTCTATTGATTTAGAATTCCCACCTAATAACGCATCACCAGAAACAGCATCAATAATTAATCCGATGTCACGTCTACATGAAGTTACATTATAGCTAAATTGTGTAGTGCTTATGTGATCAGTAACTTGTACTTTTAATTTATTAACTGAAGCAGTTAATATTTTTTTCATTTTTAATAAATTCGCATCGACCCATGCAGTATCAGCTGGTACAACTTTGATTGGTTTATATTTATTATCAATAATTGCGCGTATATCATTAATTAATTTACGAGCCTCGTTTGCAGCTTCTAACGATCCTTGAGTATTAGTAACTTGTGGAACAACCATCTGTAATGGAATATAATAATCTTGATTTAGTTTCCATACAATATCACCGATCAATTCAAATACTGCTAATATTGCAGTTACTTCATTCTGCGCTATCTGCAATGTTGTATAAGAAAAATATGCTTCTCCTGCAATTATTGATTGAAGATTACCGCCGTAAGTCAAATCATAAAATAAAGCATCAAGAATATACCCAACATCACGACTGCATATATCCCTGTCAATACTATTATATAATGATAAATGATTTTGTCGTATGTACTCAATCACTTCCGCTTTAATAAAATTAGTATTTGCTGCTATTAAGTCCCTTGCATAAGTAAACCCAGTATCTTTGCCTGTTGGTGTTGTAATGGCAAATGCCGGTATATTTTGAATACCATACTGAATTATATCTTTAATCAATGCCATATTTGAGGTTACAGATGCGACCGCAGTTGGATTTTGGTGTATTAACGGAATTATTAATGATGTTAGATACGTTAATGCTGCAATTGTTTGCGTTTTTTCATTTGTAATTGCAAAAGATGCTGCTGCTCGGTAATATGCTCTCCCAGCAATTATTGAATTAAAATTAGACGAAAAAATCATGTCATAGATAATCGCATCAATTATAAATCCAACATCTCTTTCACATTTTGCCACATCGTATCCATATGCCGAGTACGAATAATCAATCCATGCAAGTAATTCAGCTTGTATAAATGATTTATTATGTAATAATAATTCCTCCGCGGATACCAAACCAGGTTCTGCACCAGTACTATAATAAACAACTGGAGCGTTTGATTGATCTGCTATAATAGTTTTTATTATATTAATTTTATCAGCAATTGATGTAGTTGCAATAGAACCACCAACTAAATTAATATTTTTATATTGAGTTGCAGAAAGATTATAAACAGTAAATGATGGATCTGCATTGTTTATAATTGCAGCTGCCAACCCGTTTATACGGGTTAATGCAGCAGTGGTCTCAGTAGTTTCGCCAGATATAAAGCTACTCACACCATTCCAATATGCCAATCCAGCTTCAACAGATTTAGAATTTCCACCAAAAGTAACATCATACATTATATTTTTTAAAATAATTGATATATCACGACTACATTTTTCAGTTGAATATATAAAAGAAGGATATGTGTCTGCGATATATTCAATAATTTGTTCTTGTATAAATGTTATATTTGATAAAATTAATGTTCTAGCAGAAAAGAAACCAATATTTTGCGGTGCAGTATTAATTGACATGCCTTCTTCAATTGTTCCTTCACTAACATCAACTGTTATAATTGATTCTCCTTCTCCAAATGTTGTAGTAGCTACTGCTTTAGGAATTTGAACAGTTTGGTTAGGTATGAACATTGTACCATCATATAACCAAGGACCAGATTGATTTGTACAGTTTTGAATATATGGTGATTTATAACAATCAACTTTTTCAAACACTGGAAATGTTACAGCATATGCGCCGCGATCTATAAACGGATCTACAATACCACTACGACCATTTATAAATTGCATCTGCGCCAAATAACATGAGCTGGATACATGAAATAAATCTTGTGTTTTATTAATTGGTTCTATTGATGTTGTACGTAAGTCACTACCGATAACTGATGTGTATGGTTTTATAACAAGAGGATTTTGCTCTAAGTAATGGCCTGCTGCAACTTTTATAGATGTTCCTGGTGTATACAAAGGTGATTTTAATGCACCACCAATGGTCCGACATGCACGTGACGAATCTTGTGATGATCCATCATTTGTATCTTTACCATCCATTGTTACGTACAATATGTTTGTAACAACTGGAGCAGTACCATATGCTACACCAGTAACGTGTATGTTGCCTTTTACATCTAAATCCTTACCAACAGCAAGATCGCCTGTAGTTTGCGCACTAACTGTATCAAATATTATAGAACCTGTATCATCAACCTGTAGTGTATAATCACCTTGGTTAATTTTTAAAACTCGTGACATGTATACCCCTCAGTATAGGGAGGGGACTTACATCCCCTCAATAATCTTAATTATGCGTTTTGAATTGTTACTGATTCACCGAATGAAGCAGAACCAAATGTCCATCTAGTAGCTGAACCAGCTACAAACTCATGAGATGAACCTGTAAGTGGTGTTAATGTTGCTCTATGATTTGTTAACTTTGTTACATAATAAGTATTACTACTACTATCAGTTGCAATAATAGTCATTTCTCCAATAGCTGCAGGCGTAGCAGTTACTAGTTTACATATTGCAGTTCCTTCAGCAGTTGTTACATTGTAACGACGACCACTAACTTGTTTATTAATATCAGCAGTTTGATTATTAGCTACAGTAAACGCAGAAGCTTTGATTGCTGGTTCTTGACTCGATGCAGTACCTACAATACCAGTATTTGTACTTAACACTGAAGTTAATGTTGTTAAACCTATTGTGCCTGGGTTTGCAATAGTAAAAGTTGGCGCTGATTCATATCCAGAACCGCTATTAGTAATAAGTATACTTTGAATTGTACCGGTTCCAGCAACAAAACCCGCGACCGTTAACGTTAAATCATTTGTAGTTGTGACACCACCTAATAACGATCCATCAATTACAATAGTACTTCCGATAGTATATCCACTACCTGGAGTAGTAACAGTTACGGTTGGTGCTGCATATGTTGTAGCAGAAGTGCTTTTAACAATTGTAAAGACTGCACCAGTTCCACCATTAGTTCCACCTTTTTGAACAACACCAGTGTATGTACCTGTAGCAGCAACACTGGTACCAGTACGAGTATAAGTTGTTTTATCAGTTAATGCACCAGCACCAGCTGCACCAAATGTTACTACAGAACCAGTTGCAGTAACTCCTCTTGGTAAAGTAGGTGCTGAAAAAGTAACTGCTGAACCGCTTGTATAACCAGTCGAGTTATTAGTTGTTACAGTAACAGCTGATAATACTTGACCACCTATGCCGTTATCAGTAGTTGTGTTTGCTGAACCTATATTACGGTTACCAAAATATTTTTTATTTAAAGGTCTTCCCATGATTTTTCTCCTAAATGATATTCTATATCATACGCAGTGGGTGCTGCATAAGTCCGAATCCTTCGGCACTTTATGATATAGTATTTATCAATAATACCTGCAATGAAACTGCACCATGCTTATTATTTTAATAAATACTTTATAATATAAAGGGGTTATAAACTATGCGTTTTAGCGAATTTAATGAAGATATTAATACAGGGATGACAAATGCAGTTGACATGGGTGGTTTAGTAAATCAACTACTTGGTGTTAAACCAACAGCTGATACCAGTGATACCAACGATGACACGCCACAGTCTATTTCGTCTGCACCAGTCGATGTTAAATCTATCCAAGATCCAGATTTTAATAAAAAATTAATCAAGATTGCTTCAGCTCTTGGCGTTAATGCTAACGATATTTTGGCAATAATGAAACTAGAATCAGGTATAAGACCTGATGCAGTAAATCCTATATCAAATGCAACAGGATTGATTCAATTTATGCCAGCAACAGCCAGAAGATTGGGTACAACAGTTGAAGATCTTAGAAGAATGTCAGCAGTGGACCAACTAGACTACGTGTATAAGTATTTTAAAAATGCTGGTGTAAAACCAGGTATGAGTAGACGTGATTTATATGCTGCAGTTTTCTATCCCAAAGCAATGGGCCAACCTGGCGATCATGTTATAAGCACAAAAGGAAATAAAGTGTATGATCAAAATAAAGTCCTTGATGCAAATCATGATAATAAAATAACGGTTGCTGATCTAGGAAATAAAGTAGATAGAATTGCTTAAATAAAACTTACACGGAGAGATATTTGGTCAATATATCCAATATCTCTATGTGGTATAGTAGGATGCGACTGCAACGAAACTACAACACCAAAGCTTGGATCTTGTATATCATTAATTGTCAAATTAGTTCCCCATAAATCATCTGTTGATCCATATATTGAGACATCACTTGGGGGTTCTAAAATAATACCAGTATCTGCAGTATACATATTGGCAATATCTGGCGGAACATCCGAAGCTTTATTTAACCCAATTAATTCCCCGTTTAGACATAACTGTATTACTAAATCTTCAATTCTTGATAATCTCATCATAGATAAAGATAGTTCTATACCATTTAATATCGTTCCAGTTGGAGTAAAATTGAAATTGGTTGCCCATATTTGACTAGTATGTGTTCTATAACGTTCTTGCCATAATCCAGAAATAGTATGCAACGGAGAAATAGTAGTGGCATATGATTCACGTTCTGCAACTTTTTGAATATTATTCCAATCAATTGTTCCGTCTTCTGAAACTTGATATATGTTAGTTGGAGAGTAAAAATTTGTTGTAATTATCATATACTTATTTATCGACTTTTAATACCCACGTTTTTTTGCCACAGTCCCAAATTTTCAATAATCCTAAATCATATTTTGTAATATTTTTTTCTGTTTCAGTAACATCAAAGCCTTTATCACGTAATTTTTGTTTACTATATGTATAACGATGATTCATTTTTTTATTATTTGGTTTATAATACCAGTAACTTGGTTTATTTTCTCTAAGTAATTCAAAGCCCAAAACTGAATATAAATTTCCATCACTCCATTCATTATCAGAATATGAATAAATTAATTTAGTAAAGTGATTCCTAATAAAATGTGTTAATAATCTACTTGCGCCACCAACTACATGCTTAGATGACGCATATCTAACCAATTCAAATTTTCCCTCAGCGTCTGTTGTTTTTTCACCGATACCAACTCGTTTTTTACTAAACGTCATTAAACTAACTAATTCATCATTATAAAATAAACCATATTTATAAGTACTTGACGTATTACCTTGTATATGAAA